CCTCGTTGCCGCCGGCGAGGTGGGAAGCCAAGGCAAGGCCGCCGTTCTGGCATTTCTTGAAACCGCAATGAACAAGGTTGCGGCCGAGGCATCACGGCAAGGGCGGGAAGCGACCGGGCGCGATCTGCTGAATTATTTGAATTCCAGAACTTATTTCCCCGACACCTGGGGCAAGATTGAAAGCGGAAAGGTCAAAGGCGGTGCTGTCACCGATGACCTTTTGGACGCAGTTGCGCAGGGCTCGAATACCACGAAGGGCTCAACCGGCAATTCGTCAGTAAAAAGCCCAGGATCGCGTTTTGGCGGCAATCCAACCAATGCCACGATTGGTGGAGAGCACTACGGCGTCGAGAACTACAGTCACCACATTGGCTGGTACAATGCGCTGGGCGCGCCCCCAGCGGGACGAGGGATTGGCAGCGACTTTGCCGCCGATCCGCAGGATATGCCGGCGGCGGCGGCGGTACCGCCGGCCGGTCTGCTCGACAGCCTATCTACAGGGCGGTAACAAATCGGTCCCTTTAATATAGACGACCTCATCAGTAAGTCGTCCCAATCGTCTCTTAACTTTGTCAGGGTAGTGTGCCCACATTATTCGGTTGCCAGTGATGGAATTGCCCATCACCTCTAGCGTTTCTGGATGGTAGTGATGCGCGGCATGGAAACCAAAGATAGCCTTGGGCATGGCGCAAGCCTTGGGGTTGTTAAGCACCATGGTACATGCGGACAGGCATTGCCCTTTGACCCAGATTTCCTGGGCTTCCTCGCCACCTGATGCGAGCATTTCGAAGGCCCTGGCGTAGCCGGCGAGGTCGCCACCGTAATCGTCGTTGAGTAGAAAGTGGCCTTGTAGCGTGATATCGAAGTTGGGCACGCGACTTATAGTCTGTGCTACTGGAGTGACGGGTATGGTCATGCTGAGAGCAAGAGCTAGCATTGCGGTAATCATGGTTTCTTTTCCTTGCCGATGAGCCAGTCCACCTTGACGCGGCAGAACTTGCAGAATTGTGGGATGAGCGAGTGCGGCATCAGTGACACCGTTTCGTACTGTTTGTAGCGGTCCTGCTTGATACCGAGCAGCTTGGCCATCTCGGATTGCGAGCGGTCACCGCGTGCTTGCTTCACGCGAGCGAGGAACTGGTCTCGGTACTCAGTGCTTTTCATGCTTCAGCCTCGAAGGTGATGACATGATAGGAGCCTTGCTTGGAGCAATCGTCACTTTGATTATCGCGGGCGTATGCTTTTGGGCCATCCAACAGCTGCTCCCGCTCATTCCGTTGCCGGAGCCATTCGCTCGCGTGATTTACGTGTTGATGACGGTGGTCTTGGTCATCATCGTTCTCTACGTAATCCTTGCTTTGATTGCGCCGCTTGCCGGTGTTCATGTGCCGCTGTGGGTTAGGTAGCGCGCCGTTCGAACTGACCACACCAATCCCATCCTGCTACGATTGGCCAATCGGCTGCGAACCAATCGTTAGGGGTCTCGGCTGTAGCGCCCTCAGTGTTTGGTTTCTTTTTCGTTTTGATATGCAATAGAAACGGTGAGGGCGCATTGCGACGGCAATAACCTTCATCGCCAGGGTAGAGGTTGACGAGGGCATCAGGGCCATCGAAGAACTTGCAGTCACTACATTTTAGAGTGTTCATGGCTTTTCCTTTCTAGCGCGGCAGCGGCCCGTCGTTCTTTGCGATTGCCATAAGGACTAGGCTGCTCTGCGCGTCGATGTACTTTTTTCTTGATGCCTTGGTTTGCGTGGCTGCCACGAAGGCCAGCGGCAGCCTTTCCGCTTACGTTGCCCATGTTAGTTGCACACTGTCCTGCAGACACCGCCAACGCACGATGAGGTGCATGTTCGCTGTTGCTGCTGCATGGCGCGAAGATTTTGAAGCGCCTCTAACTGCTGTTGCTGTTGCATCTGCTGCTGCATCTGCTGCATCTGTTGCTGTCCTAATCGTTCCGCACGTTCCATCTCGCGGCGAGCTGGGCTAGCATCGTCATAGTACTGTGCCATTGCTGGCGTAGCGGCGAGTAGCAAGGCTGTGATGGTGATGGTCTTGAGCATTGTAGTCTCCTAGCTGACTAGCGTTGTGTTAGAGTGTGACGCGCTGTGCGAGCGCTTCGCTGATGTCCCCGTTGCGGGCGAGGTCATCGACAAAATCAACGAAGGCACATCGCACATCGGTCGGAAGTTGGTTCTGTGTCTTGCCGTAGTATTCACGCGGCTTGCCTTCGACAAAGAACACGGTCCAGAAGGCATCGCGGATTTCGCTTTGGCGGGTGTACATTTTCATCTCCCGTTCTGATGAAACGAGCATAGGACAATCCGTCCTAGCTGTCAAGGACAATTTACGCTATCAGGAGGAAAAAATGTCCTTGCGTCAGCACGAGGATGATTTAGCCAACTTTTTCACGGGCTTAGGCTTGCCGCGGCGCGCGTCAAAAGACCTGGCCAACACCGTTTGCGAGTTTGATGAGGTGTGCGAGGCGCTCAAGGAGTTGGCAGAGGATGCCACGCACAAGCGGCGCAAGCGCAAGGATGATGATGCGCAAGCCGCTGCACAAGATTAGGAGGCTGCAATGGCCAGAGGTGGCCTTTTAGGCATGCTAAGTGACCCAAACGCCGACTCGCCTAATAACGACGAAATCCTTTCAGCATACGGCGTCGATCCCAACGACCCTTCAATTCATCTCATGCAGGTGCCCGGGAGCATCGCGTTATCAGGCGACCACTACGTAGATGATTCTGGCCACGGTCTCGTGGGCGCGCCCGATGCCAACGGTATGTTTATGATACCCTTGAATGCAGATAGTACATTTGCAGGTCAGCCGCAGGGGTCTAACTTTGGGCCACCCTATACGGACTCGCCGACTTACCATCAGGGCGCATCTATGGCTCCTTCTGACATGCTTGACTACAGCGGGGGCGATGACATTGCGTCCAACTGGCAGCAGTTCTCGGGCAAAGACAGTTCTAGTGGTGGCGGTTTCTTCACCATTGCCGACCTGTACGGAGCGCGTGGGCAGGACGTTCCAAGCGCATTCCAGCAGGGGTCGACGCTCCCCTCGACAAACAACTACCGTATGCTCCCGCCTGCGTATCGGAAGCCCAATTATATCATGAGGAATGGTCGCATCATCGATACAAATTCTTATCTTCGTGGCCCCCCGCAGTATCAAACCATTAACGGCGGCGCCGGCGATTCAATCGGGCCAGCATGGAATAGTGGTGCTGGGGTCGGCGTTCCGGCGGCTTGGGCTCCGGGTGCCGTCGGGCCGTCATACCAGGCTTGGCCGGGCCAGCTCCAACCTATGATTGTAACCCCGCAAGGGGTCTAATTGACCAGCCCACTAATGCGCAAGCCGCTGCACAAGATTAGGAGGCTGCAATGCCCCGAGGCCTTTTAGACATGATAAGCGCCCCGGACCCCACCCCGGAGGAGCAGGCCGCGCAAGTGGAACACAACATGCAGCTGGCGCTAGCGAGCCAAGCCGCCTTCCCGGAGCAGCAGAACCCCACTCCAGAGCAGCAGAACGCGCTGGTGGCGCATAACATGCAATTGGCGCAAGCGAGCCAGACCGGCGGCTTTGGCGGTGCCGATAGCGCCCTCGACTACGTGGCCAGCCTCGGCGGCGACCAGACTCCCCCGCCGTTCGTAGGCGGCAGCATTCAAGGCGGCATGCCCGGCGTTTTTTCCCCCAATGATCGGGCCTCGGCACTCGGCAACGTGTTCACCATGGACGCCTACAACGATCAGAGTGGAAACCCGACCGTGGCCAACAATCCCACGGGCAACTCGCAATTTCTCTCGACCAACAATTGGCGACTGCTGCCGCCGCAGTACCGCGATCCCAATTACTACTTATACAATGGGCGGATTATGGATCGCCGGCTGACTCAGGCAACGCTTGCGCCGAAATCCATACTTGGGCAGGAATCCCAAGGCGATCCCGGATATTACTATGCTGGATTTGACCCGGGGACGTGGAAACATCCCTTCGGGTCTTTCGCTCATGACTTTGGATATCCAGGACAACTTGACACCTGGACCACTGGCGCGACCCCGACCTACTAATGCGCAAGCCCATAGCCGCGACCATCAATGAGGGCGGGGATTGGCTACCGTGGCCATTGGACAGCAAGCGGCCCCGCGCCATTCTGCATGATGACGGTTCAATCTGGGATGAGGGTGTGGGCTGGCGGGACCAATCGCCAGAGGAGATAGCGCGGTCAATCAAGGCTGTGATAATGATGCAGTTTCCGCAGCGTTGAACCACTTGCCATCGAAGGAGTCGACCATCTTGCCGTCGAGCATGAGGGCGACGTTATTGGTCGGCATGTCGTGCTTGATGCGCGCGTGAAACATCTCAGCGGCGAGGTGGCGGGCAAGTGGCTCATGCGTCCCCAAGTGGTAGCCGTGCTGAGAGCAGTAGCCGGTGGCATCTTCGATAACGAGTGTGTAGGTCATGTCCGTGTCTCCCTCTCTGATGAATGGACCTTAGGACAATCTGTCCTACATGTCAACAACTATTTTAGGACAATCAATCCTTTTTATTTGCGAGCATGAGGCGAAGCAATATCGCCACGGGTTCTGGGATTGAGCGTTCATCATTCGCCCAGCGCCGCGAGGTGCGCGGATCAACGCCAAGCGCCTTCGCGGCCGCTACTTGCGACAAGCCTAGACGTTCAATGGAATAGCGGTATTCGTCCGCCGTCATGTCATCTGAGCATTCGTCAATGGGCTGCTCCCATGGCACGAATTGCAGATTGCCGCGCGCTTCCTCTGCTATTTTGTCCAATAGCTCGCGCGTGGTAGACTCTGACAGCCCACCGGTATGGTCACCGGCGTCCATCATGTAATCGTTCTGGACGCAAGCTTCGCGCGCTGCATCTAGTGTCATGCCGCGCTTGCGTATGAGACAGCCATACCCTGGCACGAAGGGATTGCCGTCCAAGATGTAGGCTAGGTCGCAGTGTGGTTTCAGGCCCCCTTTGGACGCTAAGAAGCGAAACAGGGAGATGGGCTTGCGGCTCCGAGGTGACCGTGTATGCCGCGCGACTACAGAGGTTCCGAGCATCTTGTCCTCACCGGGTAGAGACCCTTGTGATGGAGCGACCATAGGACCATTGGCCCTACGTGTCAAGCACTAATTTAGGACAATCTATCCGATGGCAGCACGCAAAGGACCATCACTGCCGGCGATGACGCATGAGCACCGCAGTAAGATAAAAGTCTCTCAAATTCTCAATGCGTTAGAGGAGCACGTGATGGGCAAGCGAGACATGCAGCAGACGCAGGTCACCGCGGCCGTCGCCCTACTCCGCAAGGTCATGCCTGACCTGTCACAGACCACGATGTCAGGCGATGCTAATAATCCTGTGCTTCACCGTGTCATCATCACCGGCGTCCGCCGCGCTGGTGATACACTGCCCAACGGCAATCCAGTCGAGTTGAAGGTGATTGAGGATGTGCCGCGCCTCACCTCGAAGGACCACTAGGCGAGAGCTGCCCCATGTCCCTATCCATAGGCCCTGTCCCCCTAGGCCTCATCATGGTCCAGCTCTCACCCAGTCGTCCAACACCACCAGGTCGCGCGCTTCAAAGAATACTAGAGACCAGCATCCCATCCTCGACTAACCCCTTCCCTACTCTCTCTCCTCCCTTCGCCTCTCGCTCACAGCAAGAAGCGCATGATTGTCGCGACTGGTGCGCACACAATGACGCTGGGTATTACGCACTCATTCCATCATCATGGTTGTCACATCCTCCGCTCGCTCTCTCATCTAACCCATTGATGTTGCTGTGATATCCAGCACCGCTCGCCCTCCGCCCCCGACCTAGACCCCCGGGCGGCGAGGGGGTGGGTGGGGGGAAATAAATGGGGCCCCCGCAGGGAAAATGTGGATAGGACCCGTGTGTGTATCCCTACTTTTTGGGTTGCTTCCCAACGTTAGCTAACGTTAGACTAACGCTAGTCCTGGTTTTGGGGCTGGTTGTTCTAACGTTAGGGATTTTTGGATGGATGCTCCGTTATGCCGGACCTGTGGGAAGCGTCATCGGCTTGGGGAGTGTCCTGAGTTACGGGGGTTACGGGAGGCGGTCCGGGCGATTGAGCGTGGGGAACCGAAGGTTGAGTTGAAGGTGTCGGCTCCAGTCAAGGTGAGGCGGGAGCCCAAGGTAGTTATTCGGCCTGCGGCGGGTCCACCTGAGGGGTGGGTTTGTCCGGTGTGTGAGAGGAACCGGCGGCTTGGCCGGGAGCGTTGGCGGCGGTGGAAGGAGAAGGGTGATGGCTAAGCGGTACACGGTAGCGGGGTTGAAGGAGATAAGTGAGAGCGAGCGGCGGGTACGGATGAATGAGGCGGAGAAGCGGGTGACTGCGGAGGCCAAGCGGAATGCGAAGTTGTGGGGGAAGCCTGCGGCGGCGACGGCGGGGCTGGCGGCCTTCAAGTTTACGGGAAAGAAGTGATGATTTTGATTACGTGTACCGAGTGTGGGAAGCCGATGCAGTGGGGCGGCAAATGTGGGTGGTGCAAGGCGGGGAAGCGGATGGTTGGAGATACGGATGATAAGGCGAGCAGCGCGGACAAGGAAAAAGACCAAGCCAGCGAAGCCGCCGAAATTGTCGCCGAAGGCGAAGAGTATTCCACCCCGAAAGACCACTTCAAAAAAGTCAAAGCGTTCATCAAGCAAGCCAACGAAATCGAGTACGGCGACAAGAGAGAGGAAACGGGCGATGGCGAATGAGCAGGTTAAGCACGAGGCTCCGAAGACTGGGCCAGTGACCCATACGGGAGCGAAGGCCCCGGAGCACAAGAAGGAGGCCCCCAACATTGGGCAGCCGGCGATTACGATGAAAGAGGCTCCTGAGAAGACGACCGAGATGGGCAAGTCCATCCGGGAGCATGTGGAGGGCATCATGAAGAAGCACACCCCGGCCGACCCCAGCCTGCCGTCACCGACTGAGGTCACCGTGCGCGCGCTGAGCCTGCGATGCCTGCAACTCCTTGCTGAAGTAGAGGCGATTGCGGCGCAGATTGAGTTGTACGAGGTGCCGAAGGAGGATGATGAGAAGCGCGCTGACGCGAAGAAAGCAGAAGCGGCTGCAAAGGCACATCAGGAGAAGAAGGAAAAGCAACCCGCGTAGACGATGACCTACCAAGAGATGGCCATGTATGCGAGCCTCATGTCGTGGAGCAATAATTGTTCCGCGGAATGGGCAGCGATGGCCAAATATTATCGCGAACAGGCAGAAGCTTCAGAGGAGGAAACCATGGCTAAAGCAACTGCACGGGAAGGCGAGGCGCGCAAGACACCGGAAGAAGTACAGGCTGAAGTTGACGCGATGGTGCAGCCCTTGGCCGACTACCTGGTGGAAGCCTCCGACCATAATCTGCCGATTGCGCACAGGGCAGGACAGCTTCTGCGGGAAGCCTCTTCCCTGATTGTGACGGTGGCGTCAAGCCCGGAGCCGCCGGTGGAGTTGGTGCCGCCGCCGGGTGGGGAAGAGATTCCCGTGGCTACCAAGATGGCCCCGCTATTTGAGCCTGCTCATAAGTGAGTGATGCCGGGGTTCTGGACAGAGAGCCCGCGCTTGACGAACTCGACCTCGGCTACATTGCCCGTCCCCAATTCGAAGCCTTCCACGCCAGAACCCAACGCTGGGGCGTGATTGTCGCGCATAGGCGCGCCGGCAAGACCGTCGCGTGCGTGATGGACCTGATTGACAGCGCCATCAGGTGTGAGAAGCCCAGGCCAAGATTCGCGTACATTGCTCCATTATATAAACAGGCAAAAACGGTAGCTTGGGATTATGTCAAGCAATACGGATTACGAATACCGGGAGCGGTGGCGTCAGAGAGCGAGTTGCGATTGGACCTGCCTGGTGGCGGCCAAGTGCGGCTGTTCGGGGCCGACAATCCTGACGCACTACGCGGAATGTATCTTGACGGGGTTATATTGGATGAAGCGGCGGATATGTCGCCGCGGGTGTTCTCGGAAGTCATAAGGCCGGCCTTGTCCGACCGCCAAGGCTGGGCGTTTTGGATTGGCACCCCCAAGGGGCAAAACGATTTCTATGACCTGGTCTATGGCGTTAAGGGTGGGTTTGAAGGCGCCCTCGCCTCCCCGGACTGGTTTTATCTGTGCCTTAAGGCGTCTGAGACTGGGATATTGCCACAAGAGGAATTGGAATCTGCCAAGCGCTCCGGGATGTCGCCGGAGCAATACGCTCAGGAGTTCGAGTGCTCGTTCCAAGCGGCTATCATGGGGGCCTATTACGGGCACGAGCTGGAGGCGGCCGAAAATGAGAACCGCCTGACGAAGAATGTCTACGATAGGACCCTGCAGGTTCATACGGCATGGGACCTTGGCCACTCCGACGCTACAGCCATTTGGTTTTATCAGCAGCAGGGCTTCGAGATTCGGATTATCGACTTCTACTTTGCGACCGGGCATGCGCTGGACCATTATGTGACTGAGTTGCAAGGGAAGGCGGCGAGCCCTTCGAATATCGGCGGCTACATCTACGGCCGCCATTATCTTCCGCACGATGTGGAAGTCAAAGAGCTGGGCAGCGGCAAGACGCGCGTGGCAACGCTGCGGGGCCTGGGTATGCAGAACATCATCGTCGTCCCGAAGCTCAACGTTGATGAGGGCATCAACGCGGTGCGCAAGATATTCCCGCGCTGCTGGTTCGATAGAGAGAAATGCGCGGACGGCATCAAGGCGCTGCGGCAGTACCGGCGCGACTGGGATGACGTGCGCAAGGTCTTCTACGAGAAGCCCTACCATGATTGGGCGAGTGACCCGAGCGACGCATTCAGATATTTGGCGATAGGCCTGCAGGACCCGGAAGGCCGCAAGGCGGCAGGGCCAAAACGCGACAAGAAATGGATTTATTAACAAAAGCCTGTTTACAGGCGTCTTCAAGGATAGAGCATGGCCAAAAAAATGTCGGACGGGGAATTGAGCGCCATCCTTGACGGCTGGGTGACCGATGCGCGCTCCTTCGACCGCTCCGACTTAGAACTCTCACGCGAATGGGCCATCAAGTTCTACGACGGCGAGTGCGATATCCCGACTCAGGAAGGCCGCTCCCAGGTCGTCTCGCATGATGTAGCGGACGCGCTGGAATGGATATTGCCGGCGTTGCTGCGCATCTTCACCGCTTCCGCCACGACTGCAATCTATGAGCCAGTCAGCCAGGAAGATGAGATTGGCGCCAAGCAGGCGACAATGTGCATCAACCACCTGTTCCAGAATGAGTGTGAGGGATACCGAATTTTGCATCACGCCATGCACGACAGCCTGTTGCATGGCAACGGGCCCGTCAAATCCTGGTTCGAGCACGCCAAGGAATACAAGGTGGAGACGGTGCGAGGCTTGAATGAGATGGAATATCAGGCGCTCTTGTCCGAGCCGGACTTGGATGAGGTGCTGGAGGTGACGGAATATCCCGAGGGTCATCCAGAATTGGCAGAGGAAGGTGAGCCGCCGACGCTGGATGACGAAGAGGGTGAGGGTGAAGGCAAGGCAGAAGGCGAGGGATATACCTGATGGCTTATATGCCCGGTCCTGGTGGACCTCCTCCTCCTGGAATGCCGCCCGGTGGACCTCCTGGAATGCCGCCTGGACCTCCCGGACCTGGACTGCCTGGCATGCCGGGACCGCCGCCGCCTCCTGGAATGGGCGACCCGAATCAACCGATGCCGGGAGAAATGCCGCCGCCTATGATGGTCCCGATGGGGCCGCCGATGCTCTACGACGTGAAAATCAAGCGTTGTATCAAGAGCGGGCAACTCAAGTGCAAGAATATCCCGCCGGAAGACTTCCTCATTGATCCCAACGCGACAAAGCTGCGCGATGGCGGCGGCCGCTTCTTTGGCGACGTGTCGCGAATGACGCGAAGCGAGGCCAAGCTGAAATGGCCCAAGAAGGCCGAGACAATAGACGAAATGCCGGCATGGACGAGCGCGTCAGGTGAATATGGAAGAGAGAAGCAAGCGCGCGACCAGAGATATTGGTCATTTCGGGAGACCTTCACCGACAAGGCCAGCGAGGAGGTCGAAATCGTCGAGTGCTACATCAACATCGACTTTGATGGCGATGGCGTCTCCGAGTGGCGGCAAGTCTGCTTCGGCCCCAACCATGGCGAGGATGCCATCCTTTCCAACGAGGAGGTCGGCGACCATCCCTACGACAGCGTGACTGCCAACCCGATGCCGCACCGGTATCGCGGTCGCTCGCTGTACGATGATGTCGGCGACATCCAGCGGGTGAAGACGGTCCTGGAACGCCAGTTGCTGGACAACATCTACCTGCTCAATCAGCAGCAGATTGCGGTCAATGCCAGCGTCGTCGCCAACATGGACGCGCTCACCAATCCCGAAATTGGTGGCGTGGTCATCACCAACGGCAACCCGGCGGAAGCCATCCTGCCGCTGGTGATTCCGTTCCAGGCCGACAAAATCATGGGGACGCTGACCTACTTCGACCAAATCATGGAAAAGCGCACCGGCGTGTCGCGCTCTACCTTGGCGATGGACACCGATGCGCTGCAGTACCAGACCGCGGCGGCGGTCAATCAGACGCAAACGTCATCCTATTCCAAGGTCGAAACCTACGCCCGCAACATTGCGGAGTGCGGTGGGCTGAAAGAACTCTTCGGAAGACTCCTTAAACTGTTCGTGGAAAATCAGAAGGCCGTAAAACAGATAAAGGTCAACGGCAATTTCATCCCGATGGACCCGCGCGGCTGGAATGCCGACATGCACGTCACAATAAATATTGGATTGGGGTCAGGAAGCAGAGACAGAGACCTGGCTACGCTGGGTGGAATTGCACAAAAGCAGGAATTGTCCATCCAAGGCTTGCAGAGCCCCTTCAACCCGATATGCAATGTCAGTCATTTGTTCACCACCTACCGGAAAATGGGGGAAATTGCGGGGCTCAAGAGCCCGGAGCAGTTCTTTCCCGAGATTACCCAGCAAGATGTCATGCAAATGGCCCAGCAGCAGGCGCAGCAGCAAAAACAAGCGCCGCCGCCGCCCGAGGTGATGAAAATCCAGGCCGACATGCAGCTCGGACAGCAAAAACTGCAAGCCGAGACGCAAATGAAGCAGATGGAAATCAACGGCAAGATGCAGGGCGACAATAACCGCGCTCAACTCGACCAACGACAGGCCGAGCAGAAGGCACAGAAGGAATTGGTGCAGGCCCAGGCCGATGTGGCCGTGCAGCAGCGCAAAGCACAGACCGAAAGCGACCTCGCACAGCAACGCTTCAACCTGGAAAGCGACCTCAAGACCCAGGAATTTGCCATGAACCTCGCCATGAAGCGCGCTGAGGTCATTGCAAAGTTTTCAACGCCGCAAGGCCAGGACGAAAACGGAAATCCCATCAAAGCCGACTCGAGCGCCATGGAAATGGCCCTCGCACAACTGGATAATGTGACTCCCATGCCCAGCAAACGTGACGACGCCAATCAGGCTGCCTTGATGCAAATCATGCAGCAGAACGCGCAGATGATGCAGCAGTTCGCGCAGGCCATGCAGCAAATGGCGGACCACATGGCGGCGCCGACCGAGATTGTGCGCGACCCGCGTACCGGCAAAGTCGTCGGCTCGCAAAAGCGCGTCAACGGACGAATGAATTAACCATGGCCATGGCGGAAAAACAGGACCTTCCCAAGTTCTTTGGGGAGGTCTCCTGGCGTTGTCACGAGTGCGGCAAGAAAACCGAGCGCGAAAACCTGCATTGGATAGACAGCCGCTTGCTGTGCATCGAATGCGTACCAAACAAAGGAGATTGACGTGGCCGTCAACTATCTCACAAGCGTTAAAAGTTCTCGGATGACGGCGGTTGTTACCGCCCTTGATGCTGGCACTGCTGGAACATTGGAGATTGCCACGGCGGCGTATGCCTCCATTCTGGCAACCATCACTATCCAGAAGCCGAGTTTCACCGAATCCGGCGGCGTGCTCACCTTGGCAGGGCCTCCTGGCACGCCACTTACCGCCACTGCGAGCAATACCGGCACGGCTGCGGTAGCGCGTTTCAAGAGCAGCGCCGCCGCCATCATTATCACCGGCTTGACCGTTGGCACCTCGGCAAGCGATATCATCCTCAACAGCACCAGCATCACGTCAGGGCAGACCGTCTCAATCACCGGCACCAACACGATTACCCACTCTCCATAAGCAATGCGCAATTCGTGGCTTCCGCCAGAATGGAACGGGCAGCGACGGATTGCGCATCCAGTCAATTGGACGCGACTTCCTGAGTTCGACGTAGGCGTTGCTCACGTTCAATATCGAGTAGACCACGGCCACGAAAATCGTTGGTATCTGTACGTCCGCAAGTTCAATGAGGCGGATGTCAAAGCGTTCCCGGTGTTGGCCTCAACCGTCATCACCTCCTCACCTGGCACTACCCAGACCATCACCTCGGATGCCACTTGGAATAACGCCGCTAACACCGTCGAGGTGATAGGCGCCGGCGCCCGAGGCGCTCATGGGTCCGGTACCTCAACCTCAGGCGGCGGCGGCGGCGGCGGGGCCTTTACCCGTATCACCAACGCCAGCATCACAACACCAGGCACGGATCCCTATTACGCCCGCGTTGGCGGCGTTACGGCAACGGACGGCACGGCCGGCGGCGATAGCTGGTGGACCCTCACCTCCCCCGGCACCAGCTTTCCCAACAGCGGTACAGCGGCCGGCGCCAAGGGCGCCGCAGCCCTTGCCTCCGCGACCTCGGCAACCGGTGGAGTTGGTGGCGATAAGCTCGCCGCCTATGCCAACCCGGCCACAAGCTCGTTCAAGAACGCCGGCGGGAATGGCGGCAATGGTAGCGGCGTCTCTGCCGCTGGCGGCGGCGGTGGTGGTGGCGCTGCAGGATGGAGCGGAGACGGCATCAACGTTGCAGGCACGGGCCCGACCGCGGGCGGCGCCGGTAATGCAAATGCGAGTGGCGGTGGCACCGGCGGCTCAGTTGGCAACGGCGCGGGCGCGGTTGGGGGTAATGGCACCAATATCCAGACCGGACCAAATGCGGGCTCCGGCGGGGGTGGCGGCGGCGCCAATGTCAGTGCGGGAACCGGCGGCGCAGGCGGAAACTACGGTGGTGGTGGCGGCGGCGGAGGCCGCTCAACTGGCGTCGGTGGTCAAGGTGCCCAAGGCGTCATCGTCCTCACCTGGACGCCTATCTTCGCCGGCACCCTCGTTGTTACCGAGGCTGCGGATACCCCGGCCTTCCCCAGTGGCAAGGTCGAATGGCGAGCAAATCTCGCAACGCAGGACGGCACGCCATACGAGTTGCTGCTGCACTTCGACGGTGCCAATGCCTCAACCACGATTGTCGATAGCGGCGGGAAGAATAAGACCGTCACCACCCACGGCGCAGCGCAGATAGACACCTCGCAACTGGTGTTTTCCAGCAGCGCCTTGAAGCTCGCGGCCGCCGGCGATTACATAGATGTCGAAACATCCGCTGCTATCTTTGGCACCGTCAATTTCACCATCGACTTCCGCGCCAGACTCTCGGCCACCGGTACCGCTCAGACGTTCTATGACGGCGGCACCGGCAGCTTTGTAATTTCCTACGATGGGACAAATCTGAAGTTCGTCAGTCCGGCGGGGACCATCACCGGCGGGGCTCTTGCCGCAAATACCAACTATCACATCGCGGTCACGCGGTCGGGTGGCACTACACGATTGTTTCTGGATGGTGTGGCGGTCGGAGGACCACTCAGTGATACGACGTTCTACACGTCGAGCTTCGGTTATCCGCAGATAGGGGGTGGCGTTGCCATCGCCTCTGGCACCCTGGTTGTGACCGAGGCCGGCGATACGGCCGCCCTCACGGGCACTGCTGGAGGTCTCGATTCTGCTACCTCGGCGTGGATTGCAGCGGTCGGGTCCGGCAACGTCGATAGCGCACACACAGGCGCTGTCGATACTCTGATTGTTGGGCTTAAGTCCGATGGCATTTGGAGCAAGCTCGACCGGCTCTGGATGTTTGCTGCCCAGAACACCAACAGTGCGCTGGTTGACTTGGTTGCGCTGGATGTGGCCACAGCAACGAACTCACCAACGTTTAGAATCGACCAAGGCTATGCAGGCAACGGCAGCACCTCGTACATCAACACGACCTACAATCTCTCCACGGATAAGGTCAATTACACATCCAGTTCTGCCCATATCGGAATATGGGACAATACGAGCAGAGGCGTAGACGGCACAATTGCATTTGGGTTTTATGACGGTGGAAGCAATCTTACCGATTTCTTTCCTTATTATTGGGGCGGGACCAACGGGCCATTAGTGCGGTTTAATTTCGTAGCAGGCGTCAACATCGCCAGCAGTTCCTCGCAGGGATTTGTCCTCAACCAGCAAATCAGCAGCACAACAGAGGAGATGTATTACAACGGCAGCTCCCTGGGGACGGGCGGGTCATCCGCTGCAATCGTAGCCGGGAATCTCCCGTTCTTTGTCGGTGGCCGCAACGATAATGGGACGATGGCAGGTGGAACAACTGACCAAATCTCAATGGTCAGCTTCGGCGGGAAGCTCACCAGCACCCAGGCCGCAAACTACTACACCCGTCTTCTCGCCTACATGGGGGCGGCCCCAACCCAGAGGTGGATTGATGCTGTTGTGGCTGCTGGAGGGACAGTAAGCGCCGGACGCCAGACGCTGGTGAAGGCACTCATCCAAGGCTTAATTCTTGATGGTGTCTGGGGCAAGCTCGACCGGCTATGGATACTCGCAGCGGAGAACAGCCAGAGCGCACTGGTTGACTTGGTTGCGCAGGATGTTGCCTCTGCAGTCAATTCGCCCACGTTCACGGCAGACCGAGGCTATGCCGGTAACGGCTCTACCTCGTACATTGACACGACATTCAATCCCTCGACGCAGGGCGTTAATTTCACATTGGATGACGCCCATCTGGCGGTCTGGGACAATACCAACAGAGCGGCAGCGACGACGGTCGCAATAGGCAATTACGATGGTTCCGCCGAAGCAGATTTGTTCCCATATCAAAATGTGCTCACTGCCACCGGTGTCGGTAATCGTATCAATCTCGCAGCGGCCGACCCCGCTGCCATTGCCTACACTTCATCCCTTGGCTTCTTTATCGGTCAGTCCATTTCCCACGCTACTCAAGAGGTGTATGTCAATGGCACGTCTATTGGGACACATCCAAAGACGTATGGCGCCTACGTCGTTAATCTCCCGTTCTTTGTCTGCGCAGAAAATGCTGGCGGCTCGATTTATGCGCCAACGACTGACCAAATCTGCATGGCCAGCATTGGCGCAACACTAACCAGCACTCAGGCAGCAAACTATTACAGCCGGCTGCGCACCTACATGACTTCTGTCGGAGTCCCCTGATGATGATTCTTCTGACTCCGGCAGAAGCTGATGAGGTTCGTGGCGATACTGAGCCCGGTCATACACTGGAGCCGGTGAAGCTCAAGGACGGCAATTACGTGTTGCCGCCCGAGGTGATGGACGACCCGATGCACGCCGAGCATCACGACTTTCTCAATGGCTTGCCGCTCATCGCCGACCCGCTGCCTGAAGATTATTACCATCCCTTCGGGGCTACTGGTGCCGCTGGACCATGACCACTTGGATTGACGAATTTAGAATCGTCAAGAATCAAGCGGTTTGGACTTCAGGATTTACGCCGCCCACCGTTGCCTATGCCACCGGCGACATACCGGCCTTCACGGGCTTAGTCACAGACCGCACCGCTGTTCTTGCGACGACCGAGGCGGCGGATACCGCGTCCTTCACCGGCACCGTTGCCTCGGCGGCAGTCACCGGCACACTCATCGTCACGGAGGCTGCAGACGTTGCGGCTTTCAACGGCGTAGCCAATCCATTCGGCACTCTTGTCGTCACCGAGGCCCCCGACACTGCGGCATTCCCTGCAGGCAAGGTTGAATGGCGGGCCACACTAGTCGTTACAGAAGCAGGTGACACTGCTTCCTTCCCTGGCGGCACCGTCCAGTGGAGTGTCACTCTAATCACGGCGGAGGCTGCTGACGTTGCGGCCTTCAATGGCAATGTTAGCTGGAACGCAACACTAGTCGCGACGGAAGCGGCGGACACCGCAGCCTTCAACGGTCAAGTTTTCAGTGCTGTCACCGGCACGCTGATAACAACGGAGGCGGCCGACACTCCGGCCTTCACCGGCACCGTTGTAACTGCCGGAACCATTACCGGCACGTTCCTCGTCACCGAGGCGGCCGATACTCCAGCCTTCACCGGCGCCGTTACAGGTGTTGCGGGCGCACTGGCGGTAACGGAGGGGGCCGATACGGCGGCCTTCAACGGCCAAGTTCTAAATGTCGTCACCGGCACTCTAATCACAACCGAGGCGGCCGATACCGCGGCCTTCACCGGCAACCTCTCGCTTCTTGGCATCAGCGGCACACTCACGGCGACGGAAGCAGCAGACACTGCGTCCTTCACCGGCACCAAAGCAACCACCGTCTCTGCGAAGCTGGTCACCTCGTTCACGCCAAGCTCTAATCGCAACGACTTCACGATTCTCGTGGGAATGCAGTTCGCTCTTACGGTCAACACACCCTTTAACGGCATCGGCCTGCGCTGTGGGCTCAACAACACAGGTCTCCACACTGTTGGCCTGTATGACTTTGCCACCAACACGCTGCTGCGCTCGGCCAACGTTGACCTGACCGGCAAAACGGAAGGGACATTCTACTACGCCGACATAACGCCAATCACGCTTGTTGCCGGGACAACCTACGCCCTGATGGCGTTGGTCACAGCCGGCAATGGGCAAATGTGGTCCGAGTATGGACCCACGACGCTCAAGGACGCGCAGCCGGGTAGCATAGGTGCGTGCTACTCACTCCCGCCAGGGGCGGCAATCACCTCCACGTCCCTCGCCGACTCGCAATACCACGGCGTTGACCTCAGTTATTCGGTCACCGTTCCTGATGCCGCTCCCATCCGAGGTGGTGGGGATGCGTGGGTTGACTACGGGCGTGAGAAAAGGCGCAAGCCGCGCGGTCTGAGACAGGCCCAGAAGTTCTTCGAGGAGCGCCAACTTGAGCGCGACGCAGAAAAGCGCCGCCTTGAGGAAGTTGCAGCACGCGCCAGGGAAAGAGCGGAGCAGGAAGCCGCAAGGGCGTTCCAGGACGGTGAGTTTGCCCGCGCGCAGGCCATTCTGGATGCTGCAAGACAGCAACAGCAACGCCAAGCCCAAATCGACAACATGATGATGGCGCTGTCCAACGACAGGCTGGAACAGGCTCGCCTTGAACTGGCGCTACTGCAAGCGCGCATGAATGAAAGGGATGAGGAGGACGCTATTTCAGTCCTTCTCCTACACTAAGGACATCACATGGCAGACCCCACCTCGCGCGATTTCATGGATTGGCGCACGCGCTTTGCCAACGCCACGCCCCCGTTGCGGCAGAACATGCTCAACTCGCAGAACGACAGCGCGGGCGTGATGGAAGCCATCTCCAACATGCCCTACGTCTTCGACCCGCGGAAATTCCTCGGACAGCCGGGCAACTACACCCAGATTGGGCAGTCGCAGGGCCAAATCTCGCAGGCCGTCAACCCCAACAAGATGTCGCCGGCCGCAGTGGCGCAACTCGGTGGCTTGCCCGCGCCCATAACCGCAACAACGGCGCCGCCGTCTGATTTCCAAGGTCTGTTGCAGATGCTTGGTCCACAGTTTGGACCGCTCTTGAACAGCCTCTTTCCCGGAAGGAACTGACCATGGAAAACAACCAAGGCAACGACCCTCTGGGCGACATGTTTCAAACCATGTTTGGCGGCGGCCGGCGCCGACGCCGCCGCTCCATGGTTCCCGAGACCGTCCAGGGCATGGGCGGATATGGTGGAGATGGCCCCACTGGCTACGACTACGGGGGGAAAGCACCGGAGTACCCTGGTCAGTACGGATACATCTGGCGCGGCGACACACCCGTCTCTTATGACCCGAATCTAGGCGTTCCCGGTGGCTATAGCGTCTTCCATCGCGGGCAAGGCGCTCTTGCAGGACTTCCGGGTAATACGGGCCTGAATCCGCTTCCGGGTTATGGTAATAATGGAAATCCCCTTCCGGGTTATACGGGGGTGGGTAATTCGAGGGGAACTCCACAAACAGGAATGGCCCCTCCGGGGGCACCGTGGTTTGCCAGTGCGGCCGGCACGGTCTTCGCCAATGGCCAGGACGCCCCCTACATTGGCGGAAATCCCGGTGTTGACCCCACTGGTCAGTACTACATCCCACCTGGACAGCCGGGCGGGGCAGCGTCAATTCCGTGGCAGGGTTCCTGGGCCGACCCTAACTCCCCCAATTTCTTTCTATCGCAGTTTGGCTTCCAGACACCCAACGACTACTTTAATCCCGGCCAATGGCAATGGGGGCAGGGTCCGGCACTCTATGGCAATGCGCAAAGCCACGGCGGCGCTGGCAGTTGGGGAAATGGTTGGACCGGCGGTCCTCAAGGTCAGGGTCCAAGTCCGCAAGGTCCGGCCCCAGGCGGGGGATACGGTCAACCTCCCGGTGGCGCACAAGGCGGTTCTCCACCCATGACCCCACCCGGCGGCAACGGTCCCACCGGGCCTGCCTCCAATCTCCCGTCCGGCTTCCAGATGGGGCCCAACGGCCAGGTCGGCAATTTCAACATGTATGCGGGCATGCCCTATGCCGGCGGCATGGGGCCCTACAGCGGATGGCTCCCGCCCGCGGTGGGCAGTCAGGTTGACTACGGCGCGCCTGGTACAGCCCCCTCGCCGCAGGACGCGGCATCGGCTGCACCCGGCACCTACGCACCCGGCCCGACCGTCCAACCCGGTCAGTACGCCAACCTCGGTATGCCCCAAGGTGGAGGCCAGAGTGGCGGAACCTGGGGCACAAACGGAGCCCAGGGCTGGGGCTACTGGTGACCCCCAAGGAGCGGGCCGAGCGCGCCAAGCTCCTGCTTGAAGACGACCTCATCAAAGACACCCTCGCCGATATGGAGCGCCGCGCCGTGGAAGAGTTCATGGCGGCGCCCCGATGGTGGACCGGCGACCGCCGCCGCCGCATTGCCGCCGAGCATCTCCGTGAGGTCCGCGATTTCAGGCTGCGCCTGGAAATGGCGATGCACAGCGGTGCCGCCGAGCGCAAACGCTCAATAGCATAGGAGCCAGATATGGCAGACGAACAACCCGCTCCCGCGAGCGGCAGCGCACCCGCGTCCGAACCATCTAACGAAGCCCTCGAATCGCAACTCGCCTCATTCGATTTCGGGGATGCTGAGCCTGAGAAAAAGCCGCCTGCGGGCGGTGAGCAGGCAAAACCCAAAGAGGCCGGTGACGACGAAGCGATGGCGACCGTTGCGGCGGAAGCCAAAGCAGAGCAGCCAGCGCCCGAAGACGATGACCCGGAAGAAACCCTGCGGGATGGAAAGAAGGTCAGACGTTCGGAGTTAAAGCGAGGCTATCGTCCCGACTGGGAAGCCAGAATCCAGCAGCATATGCAACGCGAGCAAGCGTTTGCACAGGCAACGAATGGCTTCAATCAAGCCCAGCAACAGACGGCTGTATTGCTGCAACAGGCTGTGGAGGTGGTTGCCTCCCGCATGCCGCAAGCACCGGACCCCTCGCTCGTAGACACAGACCCGTTCGAATACCAACGGCGGAAACTCATCTACGACACCGAGAAGTCCAAGCTCGATGACATCGTGGTCAGACGCGATGCCTTCATGCAGAAGACTCGCGCAGACCAGTATCAAGCTACTCAACGGCAACTCCTCCATGAGCGCGAGGCCACGCTCCGGGCTCTCCCTGATTTGAGAGACCCGGTGAAGGCCGCCAAGTTCGTGGAAGGCACCAAAAGTCTTGGTGCAGAACTCGGCTACACGCCACAGGAACTCGCGCAAGTGCGAGACCACAGGTTGATGAAGCTCATCAACATGGCGCTCGAAGGTAAGCGAATGAAAGCAGCCTACGAGTCGGCGCGTGCCAAGCTCAAGGAGAATGCAGCGAAGGCTGTTGAAGTGCAAACGCCACAGCGGCGGCGAACACCGTCCGCAGTGGAGTCGCAGTCAATTGCAACCCGTATCAAGACGCTGGCAAAAAACCCGAACTCCGCGAAGGCGGCGGTCGATGTGCTTTCACAATTTGACTAGAAGGAGAAGGTCAACATGACCATTCTCGGCGGCACCACGACCACGTATGACGTGAATCGTCTGCGTGAGCAATTTTCCAACGCCATCTACATGATTTCGCCCGAAGAGACTCCGTTTCTGAGTCTTGTCGAGCGCGAGTCAATTGATGGCAAACACCCGGAATGGCAGACGGACGTTTTGGCGACCCCTGTCATTACCAACCAGCAACTGGAAGGTGATGAATACGCCTACACCACGATTGCTGCGACAACCCGCATTGGCAACTACACCGAAATCGCCAGAAAATCGTATCTGATTGCTGGCTCGGAAGAAAAGAATACCAAGGCCGGTCCTCAATCCGAACTTGGCCGTGAGCGGGTGAAGAAGGGCAAGGAACTCAAGACCGACATGGAAGTCAGTTTGCTTGCCAACAAGGGCAGCGTAGTCGGCACCACGGCGGTAATCCGCAAGACCGCAGGCTTTGCGGCCTGGGTTACGACCAACGACCAGCGCGGAGCCACCGGAACAGACGGCGGCTTCTCCGGTGGCACGGTGACGGCTGGCACTCCCGGCACACAGCGGGCGTTCACCAAGCCGTTCCTGGATGCTGCCATCCTAAGCGCATACACCGCGGGCGGCAGTCCAAGTGTTCTGATGGTCTCGCCCTACGTCAAGACTGTGTTCTCGACCTTCATCAATGCCGCTGGACAAAACACCAGCGTCATCCAGTCGCGTGTCGAGAACAATAACCAGGCGACCATCTACGCTGCGGCTGACACCTACAGGTCGGATTTTGGGCTCATCGACGTGATGCCCAATCGTCAGCTCGCTCGCGCTGGCGCCACTGCAGCATCGACTGCCTACCTCATCGACCTCGATAAGGTGGCAGTCGGAATGTACCGCGACATCTTCGAAGATCGTCCGGCAAAAACCGGCGACGCAGAGAAGCGCGTGCTGCTCTGCGAGTACGCTCTCATCATGAAAAATGAGGCGGCTCATAGCTGCATCTACGGCCTCTTCGGCCTGACCGCCTCTTCGTAACTCCTCCCGAGCAACTCCCAACTTGGGGCGTCCTTCTATCCGGCGGGACGCCCTCTTCTTTTCAGGTGTTCTATGAAATCAGAAACCGAGACCTCGCCTAAGAAGTTCCGCATCAAGATGATACGCGGCTACTTTCCCGCGGACCCCGACTTTCCCAGGCATCCCTTGACCGGCAGCGTGGACAAGGCCCGCGCGGGCGACATCGTAGAGCTGCCGGTCGAAGAGGCGAAGCGGCTAATCAAGGAGAAAATCGCCGAACTGCCGGATGACTTCGAGCCATGAAGCCCCCAGTCATTACCAACTCGAAAGTCACTTACGACCCGCCGATTGACCCACTCAATCCCGGCCCGTGGAGCCTGCTGTCCGAGAACGAGGACTATCGCTATTGGATAAAGAAGATAGACGACGACGGCAACATGGTGATGAAGACAGAGCACAAGGGCACCGAGCAATTCTTCGAAGACAACCAGCGCGCCTACAACGATAGCGACGGCCAGCGTTGGGGCGATGGGAAGGTCTTTGGCTCCGTTCCGACCGACCTCTACTGGAAGTCCGGTCTGGCCGAGGCCAACAAGCAGGGGGACAGAGGCTTCCAACGCCGCTTCTGGAATGACTTCGACAATCGCAAGTACAGGAAATTCAAAGGACGCATCTAATGCCAATGGCCGACTACGCCCAACTGCAAGACAGCATCAAAGGCTGGCTGTGGGACCGGGAAGACCTGGCTGGGCGGGTGCCGGACTTCATCGCCATGGCAGAAGCCGACTTCAACGACGAGCTGCGGGTGGCTCCGATGGAGGTCTCCGCAACCGTCACCCTCACCAACGGAGCGGGCCCGTTGCCTAACGACTACCTGGCTTGGCGCCGCGTATTGAGCCAGGATAGCCCTAACCGTGTGCTGGAGTTTGCCGACCCAGCCTGGGCGGAAGACCACTACATGGCGTGGGGGACCGAGCCCGCTTGGCACTTCACCATCTCAGGCTCCACCATCAAGACCTACCCCACCTCAGTCGCCAATCTGACGCTGCTCTACTACCAGAAGATTCCTGCGCTCTCATCCAGCAACGTCACCAACTGGCTGCTGACGCGCAAGCCCCAGGTCTACTTGTACGGATCGCTCGTTCACGCCGCGCCATTTTTAGACGATGACGAGCGGCTGCAGACCTATGGCGCACTGCGCAAGGTAGCGTTGGACTCATTGCGCGGGACCGACATCATGGCCCGCTATGGCAAGGCCGTGCAAAGGCCTCCTGGTGCTACTCCGTGAGCAATCTCAGGCTCGTTGCCTATTCCAGCAAAGTAGCCATCATCATGCATCCTCCTTCAACCAAGCGCGACTTGGAGTTCACCTTCGGCGAGCACTGGCGAGTTGATTTCGAGGTGAAGGACGGTGATGGCTCTATCATCAATCTCACCGGCGCAACCATTCAATGGCGCTTGGTGGACAAGGTTGGGACAACCTCCATGACCCGTGCGGTCGGCGACGGCATCACCATCACCGGCGCCACTACCGGCCTTTGTTCCTTGTCTGTGACGCCAGCCCACCAGACCACTGCTGCCATCGTGGAAGAGGGCAACTACGCTTATGAGTTCCGGGTTACGCAATCGGGCGGCACCGTCTCGACCAATGCCAGCGGCGCGCTTGTTGTTCGACCTTCGGTGTTCTGATGGTTGACCAACTCAACAAGGTCACTCTCTCGGTGTCTGCGGACGCTGACCATCCTGTGCGGACTGCGATTAAGAGCACCGAGGATGAGATGAACAAGCTGGTCACCGACATCAACAAGGTCGTTGCCCAACTCGAAGCGCTGGTTATGACCCGAACGCGCGAGACGCCATAGATGGGCTACCCTCAATCCAACCAGCAAACACCGTTCATCGGGTATCCACAGAACCAACTTTATAGTCCTGACACCCTGCAATACATGCAGGACACGCAGCAGACGTTTCTGGACTGGGGTCAGTGGCAACCGGGGATGACCTCGGTGTCGCAGTGGGACACCAACCCCGCTGATGCTGACGTGCAGGGTCCGCGCCAGCAGATGCTCAATCAGTATCTCACGCGCGTTGGTACGCCCTACGAGCAGAGCCAACGGCAAGCCTACTGGGAGCAGATGGGCGGGCAGCACTACGGCGGCATCATTGCGCCGGAAGACCCTCTAAGCCCATTCCCCGGCACCCCAGCCTACAACAAGAAGATGTTCGAGCAGCCCGGTGGTCCATGGGGTGCGCTCAACAACATGGGTATCTCCTCGGCCTATGGCATGCCGGCATGGCAGCAGGACCAATTCTCATCGCAGAACGCCGGCCCCGGACAACCAAATAACTTCGAACAATTCAACAATATGCCGGGTTCTGGATTGTCGGATTACGGCATCCCAACGAGCTTCACTCCGGGGCCGTCCGGCGGACCAGCACAGCAACCCGCACAGCCGCCCGCGACCAACAATCCCGCGGCGCCGGAGTGGATGTATCCGCAACAGCAAACTGCGTGGGGCAACGACAGCGGTAATCCTTGGAGCCATAATGGTGGCTGGGGCGGCAAGGGGTGGGGTCAATAAGTGGCAAGAGCAAAGGTTGTCGAGCTTCCACTCCTGACAGGCTCAGTCACTGACGACACCGTACTCGCGTCCAAGTTCTATGCGACCGACATGGACAAGATGCGCGCGCGCGGCAAGCGCTGGGAGACCGTCAAGGGCTGGACCTCCTTCAATGCGCTTGGAATGACCTCCGGGAAGGCTCGCGGCATTCACGCCTATGCCGACCTCGATGGCAACAACGTTCTGATTGCCGCGTCTGCAAGCGCCGTCAATGCGTGGATGGGCGGCACGCGAATTGACATTACGCCGAAGTGGGCAGACGTGTGGCTGCACAATACGTCCATCAGGACAATCTCGGGCACGACGGCGACCTTCAAATGGTTCGTCTACCAGCCCTCCACGGACACCTTCACGGTCGCACCGCATAATTTGATAGTTGGGGACCAGATTACCTTCGGTAACGTGGTCTCGACCGGGGGAACTCAATTGGCCGGGCCTTACACGGTCACGGCAATTGTTGACATCTACCAGTTCACAATCACGGTGGCTGCCGGTACTGTTCCCAGTTCATTCCCATTCACTGCCACGGTGGCCTTCCGAAATGGGCTGACCGATGGAACGGGTGACACGCCAGCGTTAAGGCCGCGAGCTTGGTCGATTTCCAACTTCGGGGAAAACGCGGTGATGTGTGCCTCGGACGGCACGCCGGTTTGGGTTTGGCAGCCGGCACAGACCACGCCCAATATCATCGTCAACGGCACATTTACCGCTGCTCAAGCTCCGCCATGGAGCGGTTGGGCTTTCAGCGGTGGGGTGGCATTTTATAGTTCGCCGGGCAGTCCGGCTGACTTGAACTATGACGTGTCGAATAACGTGCTGGAGGGCGGAAAGACTTATGAGATGTCTTTCCAAGTCGTGTCGGTCTCTGGTCTTGATACCTTCCGGGTTCGCATCGACACGATAGATATCTGGCCCAGGTCCATAACCACTGCTTGGTCCGGGAACGCCGGCGCTGCTCGCACCTACACCTTCAGGTTTGTCTGCCCTGCTAATCCACTGTTATTGAAGTTCACTGTCAACATTCCCACCGCTGGCTCGATAAGCCTTGATAACGTCTCTATCGTGCAGATGCCGATTGCAAGTCCAATCAACGAGGCGCCACAGAAGAACTACGCGCTATTCGTGGACGGCAACGGCATCCTGTCAGTGCTGGGCTCGTATGAGGCGGATGGGGATTTCAACCCAACGCTGCTGCGCTGGTGCGGTGTTGGCAATTATCGGACGTGGATACCGGACTCCAACAATGTTGCCGGCGAGCTACCTCTTGGCATTGGCTCCGTTGCTGTCTGCGGCGCGCAGGTCGGCGCGAGAAATCTCATCCTGACCGATGACGCGGCCTATGCCGCCTCGTTCACCAACAACGGTTACACCCTCTCGGTGATTGGCACCGGCTGCGGCGCGATGTCCACCAACTGTCTGGCTGTGGTGAACTCCCGCGCCTATTGGCCGTCGAAGAAAAGCCTTTGCTACTACGACGGACAACAGGTCACGGCGCTGGAGTGTTCAATCAAGACGCGCTTTGCGACGAAGATTTCGCAGTACCAAGCAAACAAAATCTTCTCCTGGCGCAACGTCGAGTACAACGAAATCTGGATGCACTACCCGCACTCGGATGATGGTCTTGAGGTCAGCCGCTACCTCATCCTGAATTTGCTGGACAAGGAAAACCCGTGGGCCTTCGGCACCATGAACCGAACCTGCATGGAGAAGGCAGGGGTGTTCACAAATCCGATTGGCTTCGATGTGTCCGGCGCCGTCTGGTATCACGACACGGGCTCTGACATGCCAGGAGGATTGGTGCTGCCCTACCTGGAGTCAGGCTACATCACCGCAGAGGCTGGCGACCAGTGGGTGGCGTGCAAACGGTATTATCCCGACATCCAGGACCAGATTGGCAATATCAGGTTCACCGTGACGGGCAAGCGCGCGCCGCAGGGTCAGCTCAACACTCAGGTGATAGGCCCGCTCGTCATGGTGCCGAACAAGCGCACGGTCGATTTCCTCATCAGTTGCCGGCAAATGAAATTCAAGTGGGCCTCTGAGGCCACGCCGACGAACTGGAGATTAGGCGTCGTCGGCTTGGAGATGAAGCCGGGAGAGGCGCGTCGGTGAGAAACGAATTTGAGCGTTGCTGGCCCTGGCTGGCAGCGGCGCTCGAGCACGCTGGCGGCACGCACGGCAAGGAAGACCTCTGGAAGACCATTGAGAACTGCAGCGCGCAGCTTCATCCCCTGCGCAACGGCGCCATCGTCACGACTATCCAGACGCATCCAAGCGGGCTCAAGGACGCCAATGCGTGGCTTGCGGGCGGCAATCTCGGGGAAATCGTTGAGGTGATACCGCTGCTGGAGACCTGGCTGAAAAGCGAGGGCTGCAAGCGCGTGACACTGACCGGGCGCAAGGGGTGGATGAAGGCGCTCCCGACTTACAAGCACACAGGAATCATCATGGTGAAGGACCTTACTCATGGGTAGCAGCTTGCCGACCAAGGCTGGCCCCTCGACTGCGGGCACCACCAACACGACGGGCACCAGCAACGTGACCACATCGCTGGCGCCGTGGTTTACGCAGCAGTGGCAGGACATCCTCAACCAGGGCGGCAACCTCGCCAACAATCAGAACTATTACACGATGGGTCTGACGCCGGACCAGATGACCTCCAGCATTGCCACCAACAACCTGTTGAATTCCTGGCTCAGTCAGCCGCAGCCATCTGCCTATGACGTGTTTGGCATGGCCTCGACGCCTTTCCAGGCACCTCAAGCAAATATGAACGGGACGACGGCTGCTAATGCTTTTACTCCGCAGCAAG